ACGAAGTCTTTCAAAAATCGATCTTTGTTGTTGCTGCGGTCTTTGTTGTTGGCCATTTAGTTTCTCATTTTCTTTTAGTTCAGCTTGAGCCTGATAGTCATTCAGGTCTTTATTATACTTCTGTAATAATTTTGCCCTGGTAGTCATATTATTTTCTATCAACCATGTATTCCAAGCAATTTCATCTTGGACCATCATAGGATATTCGGGTTCATTAAAATCAACTCCGAAGTTGAATGGCAGATTGAACCCATTAACCAGGGCAATTGTATGTTCAAGATCAAATAGGGATCTTTCGTGATGTGCGAAGATTTCCAAGTCATCCTGGTAATCCTCGAATTTTTCGAGATCCTTTATTTTTAAAGCTATGCCAGAACTAGGCCTATCTTTATTGTTTTCTGAAAAGCTAATATTCAAATGGTTATTTTGAGCAACCAACTCTAGCATAGCCCTGGCAAGTTTTAAAGCATCTCCAACATTAACAGATGGAGATACAATAGATAAGTCTGTACCTTCAGGCATTACAATAATCTCATCAGATCCTGCTCTTTGTATTTTTTCATCCTGATATAAGCCAGTTGCTACATATTGTCCAAACATCTGGAACCTCATACCCAGATTCATCTCTGAAAACAGGATGTTAATCATTTCGTTTACTGAGATGATATCAAAAGCAGGATAACAGAAGAAATTGTCTATCTGGTGATCCCTGTGGAAGAAAACAAACGGCAATACTCCATAAGGATTTTCATATCTCTCTAATTCATTCATATTTCCATCATAAATAATTTTAAATTTGCTATCCCAATAGCAATATAATGGATCTGGTGCAATAGTAGAATCATCAGAGGGCATCATCATGGGATATATAAGAGCCATTGGTTCTAATGGATTCTCTGGGTTTAAAATAACATCAAATTTGTAAAATGGAGTATATTCAAAGAATTGCAGACCACTACCATTCTCTTTCCATGAAACTTGAACAGCCATTGTGCCTATAAGCTTAGTCATTTTCTCAATATGTTTTAATTTAAAATCCTTAAATCTTGTTAATGATTGATATTCATCATTTTTTTCTGATAATGTTCTAGATGCTCCAAGAGTGTAAATTCTTGACATTTTATCAATCATTCTTTTAGTTACATTATAAGACATCAAAGGAATTTCTTTAAATGCAGTAGTTTTAAAATATTGTGATATATATTTATTAGTATCATCACCCTGATAATAATCTAATAGTTTATCTATAAATTTATAACGGCCTTGATTATTGGCATATTTCATATCTTTAATAGATTGTTTAATTAAATCCTTAGCATAATTTTCACTATCATATATTTTATGTATCATCTTTTTCGTGTCCTTATTTTAGAGTTTTTAATGGGGAATTTATTAATGAAGAAATATCTAAGTGCATCGCAGCCATGATCTGAAGTTCCATCCTTTAATGGTGCTTCCTTTAATTCTTTTCCATCTTTAGTGTCGGGATACCTGTAAGATTCGATATCCTCAATTATTCCAGGACATCTTTCACTTATATGTAATCTTCTAGTTCCATCAGCAGATAATATAAAGTTTCTTACATGGGATATCCCTGAATTTATATTCCTACTTGCATTATCTCTGACAGAATATACTCTATGCCCTGTCATTTGATAAAATATCTCTGCTTCACCCATTCCTACAGATGCCTGGACTTGATAACCAGCAGGATCTCCAAATACCCTAGTTATTCTATACTTTCTTTTTTTAATTTCATTAACAAGATCCAATGTTCTCATATTTTCCTTATGTATGACCTCATCTATTAAATATATATGTTCCAAATTATCGGGACCCTTTGCAACTTGGAAAAATAAGGCTCCAGGCATTCTATAACCAAAATCTAAACTTAAAAAAGTAGGTAAATTATGCTGATAACTATAAATGCCCACATTATCATGGCGAGTAAAATCATTATATATCCTACCAGATAAAGATGTGAACTCTGCCTTATATTCCTGATTATAAACCTCACTTGATAATGTTTGTCTTGCTTCTTTTAAATCAGGGTCATCTTCACCATTAGGAAAAGCAAATGTATTGTACCAGGAAGGTGAATTGAATGAATACCAACCATCTTGTGTTTTACCACGAAGGTAAAGATCATAAAAAGTGCCATAACCATCTGGAGTAGAGATAAAAATGGCTCTTCCCTTCTTATCTGATAGTGTTGGTCTTAAATACATCTCCCATATTCTTTTTAAATTAGGAATCTTACTTGCTTCATCTAATATAACTAAATCGCAACCTTCACCAATGAGTCCAGAAGGATGTTCGGCAGACTTTCCACATATAATAGATTGTCCTCCCGACCAGTTAAACTTTAAAATTTGTTCTTTATGTGAATAATGAGATGGTTTATAACCCTTCTTTACTACAAGGTCATCATATACTATCCTGAATATCTTTTCTGATGTATTATAACTGGGGCCAACAATCCAGACAACTTTATTTGCCTGAGTAACAATAACTTCAGCTTCTCTTGCCGCAGAATACGATTTCCCAAACCTTCTTCCACAACAAGCAACAATAAATCTTGCTCCATCAGGATTATCTTTAGGATGATATTCTCCCTTTGGAGGATTATGTAATAATTGTTGACCATGATGAGGGTTATAATCTACAAAATCAAACCATTGCTGTTTATAATCTGGAGAGTTATCCACAATTTATATTAACAAGTTATCAACATTATATTGTATTAATCATAGATTAATTTATAAGTTTTAGGGTAGTATATCATAAATATTAATAAGAAAGGTGAGATATGACCGAAGAAATGAAGCAGGATACAGCTCAAGAAAACCCAAGTAATGTGGTAGAGAATAAACAGGAATCACCTTCTGATCCTAGTTTATTGCAAGAAGTAATGTCAAAGAAAGCAACTATAAAAGAAAGAGATGCTAGAATTGCAGAACTTGAAGCAGCAGAAGAAAAAAGAAGGGTTACGAAGTTAGAAGAACAAGGTAAGTTGAAAGAATTGAATGCTGAAAAAGATTCAGTCATTGATCAATTAAATGCTAAGTTGGAATCTCAAACAACTATTGTATCCACTTATAAGCAAAATTTAGTTGATGGTCTAACTTCTGATGATGAAAGGAAAGAATACCTTTCAACCAAATCTGTTGATTTCCTGGAGGAATTGACAAAAGAAAAGGCTTCATTAGAACCACCAGTTTCAAATCCTAAAGAATCTCTAGGTGCTGTCAGGCAACCTGTTAAAAATTTAGAAAAGGTTTGGGATATGTCACCTGAAGATAAAAAGGATAACTGGGATAATATTCTGGAGTCATATAAAAAAAATAGATAGTTTAATCCTACCCGAAGATGGCCATGCCATAGCTGAAGATGGATAAAAAATTGGAGTAAAAGATGGCAACAGGATTTGCAGCAACAGTCACAAGTCAAGAAGTTGATACCGAGTTAGCGGTATTTGTACCAGAACTATGGAGTGATGCCGTAAGAGCATCATTTAAGAAAAATGTAGTATTAGCATCACCAGGAATGGATATGTCCCCACTAATAGCAAGTAGTGGTGATATTATTCGTATTCCATCTGTTGCTGATGTACCAGCAGTAGTGGCTAAAGCACCTCATGTGGCATTTGATTATACAAGTGCAACTGAAGATGCTTTCACCCTAACCTGTACAACACATAATGTTACAGGTACGATGGTAGCAGATATTGGTATAATACAATCAAGTGCAGATTTATTGACGAGGTATGCTGATTCAATTGGTTATCGTCTTGCACTTGGTTTTGATGCACAAATTGAAACAGCACTTGCATTAACAACTGAATGTATTGATATTGAGCCTTATAATACAGTAGCTAAAACTATTGATACAGCTACATTGGCACATATTAGCAAGGTGGTTATGGAAAATGACTGTCCAATGAATGAGTGTACATTAGTTTTGAATCCACACTTGTATGCTTCTCTCTTTAGAATAGATAGCTTTATTCATGTATCTAAAACTGGAGTAGCTAATGTAGCTAATGGATTTGTTGGTACTGTTATGGGGATGAATGTTCTTTTATCTAATAACATTACATCAACTAATGCAAACGCAGCAGTTGATTCAGATGATGGTGCATTGAATAATGCTAATCTTCTTGGTGGGTTTGTAATACATAACTCCGCATTGGCTTACGCATTTAGCCAAAGACCAAGAGTTCAGGCTGAATATTCTATTGATCACTTAGCACATAAGTTGGTTGGTGATTATATCGGTGGTGCAGTTATTCTTCAAGATGCTTCTCAGACAAAAATCTGGGGTATTGTTGCAGATGACGTTACTGCTTGGTAAGATAAGTTCTTAATAATATGAGGGGGGATTAATTTCCCCCTTCATTAAACTTGGAGAATTAAATGGCAAAAGATATAAAAGTAATCTTTCATGGAACTAAAGCCCCATCTGGAAAAACTACGGAAATTGAATATATGATTAGTTCTGAAAGAAAAAAACAGCTTGATGCAAGTGGAATGTTTGATATGGAGG